ATGGCAACATTCAAATATGAAATATTTAAAGATAGGAAAAGAATAGATGGCACTTACAACGTTAAGATAAGAGTCACACACAATAGGAAGCTTAAAAGGATTCCCACTTCCATATATGTTACGAAAGAAGATATAACCAAGGGGTTTAAAATCAAAAATCAGTCCATCTTAGATGAATTAAATAACATCATATCCATATATAGGAGCAAGTGCAACCTGTTGTCATTGCTCATAAACGATATGGATATAACAGAACTTGTGGAGCATATAACCAAAACTGATGAATCATCTCTAAAAATAGACTTCATTTCCTACGCCCGCAAATGGATAGATGAGAACAGAGAGAAGCATGGAATCAATGTGTATTCCTGCATGGTAAACTCTTTAACAAAATTCCTGGGACGGGAGAAATTGGATTTTAAGGAGATAAATTACAAATTCTTGAAATCGTATGAAGAACATCTCGGTCAAAGACGTGCACTCTCTTTATATATGGGAGCAATCAGGCATTTGCATAACGAAGCTAAAAAAGAATATAATGATGAAGAAGCAGGGGACATAAAGATACCATGGTCTCCATTTACCAAGTATTCTATACCTAATATAATATGTACCCGCGAAAGAGCTTTGGACGCAGATACTATCAGAGCCATATACAACCTGCCATATATACTCACTAAAGATAAAAAGGAGAAGGATTGCAGATTTAATTTTGCAAAGGATATGTTTATATTATCCTTTTGCTTGATGGGTATGAACTCGGCAGATTTGTTTCTTTGTGACACTATAAGCGAAAGCAAGGGAACGCTTACAATCACATACAACAGGGCAAAAACTGCAACAAGAAGGACTGATAAAGCAAAAATAAGCGTTAACATTCATCCCTTCATATTGCCCATATACGAAAAGTATAAGGACGTATCCGAAGAAAGAGTTTTTAGGTTATATAAAAAGTATTCCACTTATGGCAGACTCAATGTTGCCATAAATGTAGGTTTGAAACAGATAGGGAAAGTTCTTGGCATTGAAGATTTGGAATTTTACGCAGCCCGGCATTCTTTCGCTTCCATCGCACGAAACGATTTAAAAGTGGACAAAGGTACAGTAGGAGAAGCACTAAATCATGTAGATAAAGAGAACAGAATGACAGATCTATACATAAAAAAAGATTTTTCCGTAATTAATGATGTTAACAGTAGGGTTATTGATTATGTTTTTAACCCCGATATGATGAAAGGGTAAATGTAAGGCAGCTTATTGGACCGCCTTTTCAAGGTTCTCTCTGATTTGTTGGAGCATTCGGAAAGCCCCGGCCATCTTATAGTTGCCCAGACATTGCTTAGCCTGCATGATACAACTTTCAACAGTAAGTTTCAAATCCGGAGTGAAAGCCGCTTTGTTAATCTGCATTTCTTTTGGAAATTCATTGGCATGGTTATTGAACCATACGATCATTTCATTCAATTCCTCTTCGGAATAAGATTCTTTTTTTTCAGCCATAATACATAAGTTAATGTTAGTTCCGGCAAAGATAACAAAAAATAGCCCCGACTCATCACGAGCCGAGGCATTTCAATTTATAAATTTAAAGTCTTATGATGAAGATTGTCTGTTGCGCCAATGCTTTACTATCAGTATAACGACAATCAAAACGGTTGCACAAACACAGGCAAAACCAATTTGTTTAGGCAGCGTGGATTCTTTTTTATCTTTTATGGTTTCTGACCACTTTTCCTCATGGATATCGGAAGTGGTTTCCTTGTCGGCTTTCACCTCCGTACAGTCTTTGGTTGCAGTTTCCTTCTTTCTATTCTTGCTGAAATCACCTTCCACATGACCGTCTGCCAATAACGGAGGTTTCCCGGTCAGGCTGTCAGACGGTTTTCTTGTATCATAGATACGGAAATCAATTACATAGTTGCCATTAGTGGTAATGAGTTCGCTCAAAGAAGCGGTTGATCCGTGTACGATGTTGACAGATTCACGTGTACTATCTTTCTGTATAATCTTAGTGTCTGACTTGACAGATTTATGCGAGCTGCCACATGATCCGAACAACAGGAACAAACACATGAAAGGAGCCAGCAATATATGTCGGCTTACCCAGTTCATAACTCTAACCAACATAGTCTACAACTTAAGAACTTGCATCCTGTTATTTCCGTCAGCCCGATAACTGACGTGCACCCATGCAAAATTGCTTTCATCAATCAACTGGTCGAAAGGCAGATTCTTGCGGATATGCTCGAATAGTAGCTTATTCTGTTGCCTGTCTCCGGTATCAATGTCCGCCGCTTGTCCGCTCATGTGCTGGCTGGTTTTACTTCCCTTGACGGCCGCATTAAGTTCCGGACAGCGATAGCCACTGTTTACTGTTATAGGCTTTCCCCACCATGTGCGTAACGGGTCCAGTACGTTGTCCACCAAGGCAGTCAGAGCAGTCACATGCTCCTGTCTGCATCTGTTATTGATACCCAAGCGGTCAGCAGTTGTTGACTTGCAGAGTTCCGCAATCGTAAAAAACTTCATTTCTTTTCCTCCTTATCTTTAATTAATGTAGCCCTGCGTGGTGGAATACGACGGCCGCATTCGCTGTCGGGCCTGTCACAACGGTTATGTTCGGCATCTTTCAATTGCAGTTCCAGCTCGTGGCACTTATGAATCCATGCCAGCTTATCAGACTGTTCATTACGAAGCTCAACGTATAACGCATCAATCTTGGCGTCACGCTGGGCGATACGTTCTTCCAGCCAGTCAACCTGCTTGCGCTCGTTCTCATCCTCCATTGAATCGGCGGACGCATCCTCTTTCCGTGCGTTAGTCTTGCGGTTCACCCAGAACGTGACACCCCAACGGACAGCCTCCAATCCTCCGAAAGCCCCGATTATAGCCAACCAGTCGTTTAATTCCATTCTGTCTATTGTTTATCTGATTATAATACTACTTCAAAGATATGTCTATTTACTTACGTCATTGTTGCAGAATTACTTAAATCCATTGCCACGATATGACAATAAAAAAGAGCCTGATGACAATATTTATTGCCATCAAGCTCCTGGTTACCCTGCAAAGATAGTGAAAACTATTCCATATTCAATCCATATTGAAAAAAATAATCAGGAGCAATATTTCGATTATCCGAAGAATTTAAAGAGTCACAATATTAATAGAAAACAAATAGGATTCATGAAATCTACCGATTGTCTATAAAATCAGATGTTCTCAAGCCTTTATCGGGAAACATCTTTACTTTTTTCCTTTTCCTTTGAACATTTTTCAAGTCACGCACAATGGTGCTGGAAAGTACCTCCGAATAAATCTGTGTGGTCTTTACGGAAGTATGTCCGAGCAGTTTCTGGACTGTTGTAATCGCAACTCCCTGATGAACCAGCAGGGTGGCACAGGTATGACGGCTCACATGGTAGGTTATCCGCTTTTTGATACCACATAACCCGGCCAGCTTTCGAAGCTGCTTATTCACTTCCGAGTTGCAAGGCAAAGCGGCAAAACTTCCGATATCCGGATAACGGTCAAGAATGCCCAATGCCCTGCTTTCAAACAGCAGATGCAACGGCAGACGGATTTCCACCCCTGTCTTAACGGACGTGAAGTGTAACCAACGCTTACCGTTTACCTTGATAAAGTTGGCCGGAGATAGCTGGCAGAAGTCAGAATAGCGCAATCCGGTATAACAGCAGAACAGGAAGGCATCGAGCACATGGCGCATGGATTCCTCTTCCACCTCGACCGTTTCCAGCTTCTTCAACTCGTCCGGGGTAAGAAACTCATGTCTGCCTTTCTCCTGTTTGATTTTGTACTTTCTGAACGGATAAGCATCTGCGTGCATATATCCCTGGTTGATTGCCTCATTGACCAAGGTACGGAGCTGTCTCATGTGCTTGGCTATCGTATTGACCGCATTGCCCTTTTCTCTCAAGTATTGCTCAAAATCACGAAGGAATGTATAGGTAAGGTCCTTGAAGTCCAATCCGGAACGGAAATCATGCAGGACTGCCAGTGTCGAGTGCAGGTTGTCCTTGGTGGACTGCTTCTTGTCCGAATTGTCAATGGCTGACTTGGCGAAAGTGGAGAAGCTGACATTCACGGCACTTTTCTTCTTGACAGCATCCTTCAGTAGTGAGAGTGTGGCAGGTATTCCGCGCTTCCAATACCCCAACTCTATGCCTTGCAGATACAGGATGTATTCATAGAGCATTGCGTTGAGTTCGTTAGATTGGGGGTGGTTAATGACTTGTGCCCCCTCACGGCTCCAGCACTCCGGTTTGAGGTAAACATTGGTCTTCAGGTAGATTTTCCTTTGGTTCAAATAGGCTTCAACCTGTACAAGGGCCGTGCCCTGCCTGTTAAGTGTGTTCTGGCGGTTATATACAAGACGGTATCTGATTTTATCCATTTTTCCGCAAAGATGCATCCTCTGTTCCAAGCTGCAAAATTTAGCCTATAAAAAATACACCCTCACTTTCGCAAGTAAAGGTGTATAAATCACAAATATATATGTATGTTTTTACCTAAAAAGATGCCATTATTCATCACGAACGATAGCATCTGGACATTTTTTATCAGTAAACGCTTTTACTGATTTAGAATAATGTTTAATTCAATATAGTTGTTACAAAATTATATATAAATTTTGTCTTGCCCAAATTATTATGTAGTTGAAGTACGGTATCAAAAAGGCAGGATTCGCCAATCCTGCCCAATTCCATACACAAATCTTTTTATTAATTAAAATACCTCACGGCATTCAAAAATTAATAAATGAAAAAAACATTATTAATTGTCATAGCAAAGCTATAACAAATATTTAAAAAAGAATCATTATACGAAAAAAAAGAACAGAATAAACGATATATAGACCAACAAATATTTAAAATAATATTGTAATACAAAGGTCATTGGTACAAATCTTTCTGGGAGAACTGATTGGGACTGCTACGGGCAATAAAAGCGGATTAATGTCGGTCGAAGATAAAAAAAGGCTGGGAAGACGTTTTTTTAAAGGATACACAAAATTAGTTGAAAGTAAATATTGGTACAATCATTATGTCGCATTGATATTTGGCGCTTCTCCTGCATCCAATCTTGGATCATTAATAGCTATAGACTGGAAAGGAGATGAACCAATTTCTGTTACTAGATTTTTGGGCAACAACGACAATGTTAAATTGTATCTTGGCCGTAATCCAGAAACAAATATGCATGAGTTATGGTTAGGCTTGATAGGTCTAGACGGAGATGGATCAGAATTTATTATTCAATCAAGAGAATCGATAGACCTAGATAGTAAAACAGTTGAAACACTTCC